AGTTGGTCTATTCTTATTCTTTCAACTTCATGGACTGGTATATCGGCAATAATTGATATTACTCGAATTTCACGATCTATTGCATCAATTTCTTTGTCACGAACAATATCGTATATCAATGGAAATTTATCTATTGATATTTCGTGCCAAGTGTTTGGAATTTCTATTGTCATATTTTAAAAAGTACCTTTGTTTTACATTAATGTGTATCGACCTGTTTTATATTTTGAATAAGCATGGAAGCTCAAACAACTTGCCATAACTCCATCGTCGTGGAAGCCATTAGGAGCTGAATACTTTATCACTCTGCTTTTTGGATTATATTCGTAGGTAAACATTTCAAGTTCTTTGTCTAACCAGTCCACGTTTAAGAATCTTACCTCTTTATTTTGATTGGCAACGATTAAACTTTCAACTATTTCTTTTTTGCTCTGATTTGTAGTAACAAATGGTTCAATCGTACAGTAACTTGCACATTCCTTTTGCAGCATTTCAAATATTACATCACCGATTGAGTTTACCTCAACCAATGCAGTTTGGACATTATTTGTCCTCAATCCTTGCGCTATATTCTTTACTATGCTTTGCCAGTCTGTATGTCTCCAACGCTCAATGTAGAATTGTTCACCTTTCTCATTAAATATAGATAGCACCGAGTAATCGTCAGCCCTACCTAAGTCAATACCAGCAAAAGCCCTTCCATTAGCTTTACTGTCTCCAATTTGTCTATTGTTGAATAATGTTGCAGTACCATCCACAAACTCGGCTAAATATTCCTGCCTAAATACCATGTCAGGCAAAGTCAATTTAGCATCGTCAATCTCTTTTGGATTAATCATTGGATTGTGATATGATGTCATTGTGAAAGACTTATACTGCTCATTAATCCCATCCAGTTGGTACATTTTATAGAAATGATTTTTACCTTTTGGAGTTGATATTAAAAGCACCTTTTTACCCTTAACCAATACAGTTGCTCTTAATACTTCAGTCCATGCCTTTTCATCCATAAATGCAAACTCATCACATACCAGGTAATCAAATGTAAAACCTCGAATGTTATCGTATCTTTCAGCACTAAAGAATTGAATTGTTGATCCTGTTATGTATTCGAGTACTAACTCCGATTGATTAACCTTTCTGTAAATTTCAGGTCTTTTGGCAAATGCCTTAAAGCAATCGTCAAATACTTTCTTTGATTGTTTATAAATAGGGCTTACCCATGCTATTCTTATTCCTTTATTATTTAAAGCCCAAAATAACATTTGATTAATAGCTAATAAAGTTTTCCCAAACTGCCTACCTATGTTTATAACGTAGTATTTATGGTTTTCTTTATTTATGCTATCATGTATTTTCTTCTGATTCGGATGTGGATTGTATAGAATTGCTTTCGCCAAAATCTGCTGTGAATTTCATATTACCTGTAACTTTTACCTCATGCTGTTCAATATATCCACGTTTCTTTGCCCTACATTTTAAATAGAACATTGTACTAAGTGGATTGCCTTTTTTAATCTGTTGGTGCAAAGCTGACTCTGCAAAATCTAAAGCAACATTTTCAAGTTCCTTTACTGCCTGTCTGTATTCTTTATCCTCTTTTAACCACTTGTAATGCTGTGTTCGTGATAGTCCACTTTCTTTACATGCAGGTGTTACAATGCCCAAATGTTTTTCTAACGCTTCAAGTAATGCCTTTTTAGCTTCGATGGTTCGTTTTTGTTCATTTTCTTGCATTTTAAACTACTTTTTTTTATAAAGTACCAATATATCTCTCTAGATACCATTTAGCTTTTAAAAGGTCTTCTTTTGTCTTATTACATCCTAAATTGAATGGTTTGTTACCACACTTAACTGCTATCTCATTTAAGTCAGTCCAGTTGAATGTTGGTGAGTAATTTTTCCCCATCTGCTCCCATTTCAGTAATTGTTCTTTTATGTTATCTGGAATCATAATAAGTACCTATCGTTTATCTGTTCAATTAGTGATGCCAATAAAGCAAAGGTAAAAGGAATTGTGATTAAATCAAAATATGTGGTAAAGTTTATTATTTGGTAAATTAGGAAACTCCAATAAGTTAAGCATAACGGACAAGTGAAAGGTTTTCTCATTAACCATTTTGGCTTAGGAATGTATTTCGCTATTATGTAAGTAGTTGCTAAAAGTTGTATCATTCTATTGTAAATCCTTTAATAATTATTTCAGGTATTTCATGTTTTGTACTTACTATTGTTGCCCATGCGCCTTCAGTCTTTAAATTTCTTCTAAAAGGGAATAAATGCCAAACTTTATCTAACATGTAACCAGTTGCAGCAGGTTCGCTATCATGTATAATCATGTAGTCGCATTTGTTTGCTAATTTAATTACATCTAAATGCCTTCTTTCACCTGGTGAGTGGTCTATTAATATTACAGAATAGTTTTCATGTTCTATTGCATCCCAATCAGTTACATGGTTAGCATTATACTTATCTGCCCATTCTTTTGAATAATCGTAACTTATTAATTTACGTTTATCTGTTTTAAGATATTGCATTAAATAAGGTGTTGAACCTTCACCGCATCCCATTTCTAAAACTGGTTCTGTTTGTCCTTTAGTTTGTTTTAAAGCCCACCAAAGTAATGGTCTGTGATTATCCCAATTTTGTACGTTTTCAATAAATTTACTCATTCTGTTTTACTTAATATATTAATTGCTGCATCTAAATTAAATGGTCTTAACATGTGGGCATCTATTGGTTCTTCTACATTTATTGTTTCAGCCCAATTATATCTATCAATTCTACCTTTAGCTAAAAATCCAAATTTATTATCCTTACCTCTTAAAATTGAGTTTACCTTTTCTTTTTTTAGTTTTTCGGTGATTATATCCTGGTCAACTTGCCACCATTGTTCCCAATTATCTGAACTTGCATTTTCGTATTTATCTAATAATCTTTCGATTTGAATCATTAAATCTTCATCAGTAATATTCATTACTCTTTTCCATTGGATACTATTCATAGCAATATAGCAAATAGGGTAATGACCATAACCAGTTAAATCATGACCATAGCAAGTTATTTCATTTTCATTAGGCTGCCAATAATTTGAACATGGCATCATATCTCCATCGGCAGTCATTATAACTCCATCAAAACAATAAGCCCCGAATAAACGTGATACTTGTACAAGTGTTTCATCTCTGTATTTACTTTCACCTTTTAATTGATAAAAATGATTGTAACCGTCTTGTAAATGATCTAAATTTATATTTCTTTCACGTGTGAAACAAATTACCTTCCATCCTAAGTTATTCCATGCTTTGCAAACAAAAGGAATGTATTGATAATAGTCAGGGTTATCGTTTGTACTTATTACTACATATTTATTCATTTGCCCAGTAAAATATATTTTTATATTCAGTTTCCATTTCTTTGTATTCGTCTTTATATTCGTCGTAACCTTTTAAAAATTTAATTATAGGGGCTTCGTAGTAACCAGCTGCTCCAATATGTCCGCATGTATCATTTGTTTGCCTATAAACTTCATTTACATTTTCTAAAGGTTCATCAATAAAAGTATTTCTGTAACCACTTAAAAATGTATTTGGCATTCCTAAAATATAGTGTTGTATTATTGATTCTGTACTATGTGAAGCATATATTGGATATATTTTAGCATTTAATGTTTCTTGGTCTGATCCTTTGATTGAATAATTCCTTCCGTCTAAAATACTTTCAAAGTTTGGAAATTTATCTTTTAAATGTTTTGTAAATCCAACCATTCCACCCATTAAAGGAATGTTATGAGAAACACTATCTGTAATAGCATGTACTACCTTTGGTGTATTTTCCCATTCTTTTACCATTTGCGCCTCTCTGTATGTTAGTGGGCTATCAGTATCCCTACATATTATTCTTTCAACTCCATTTTCATAAATAGGTAATAAACGCCATAACATTGCTTTACATAATGGTTCTTCAGGCAATACTTTAAATATTACTTTGTATTCTTTAAATCTATTAAATAATTTTTCATACTCATTAAAAGTTTTTTCATCAGTGCAAATATGAATGTTCCAGTCAGGATAAATGCAGCGAGCAAGATGAATATTAATCCACATGCCACGAAGATAGGAGCTAAAATCAAAGCAATTATGTTCTTTTTTACCATAACCGAAAAGTGAGTAACTTATATATTTCATTTGTTAGAAATGTATTTATAGTAGTAAAGTATTTCATCTATGTGTACTTCTTTTTTTAAAAGTCCACTTTTGTGTATTTGTGTTGCCCAGTCGGTATCTTCGCCAAAACTTATTTCTTGAAACTTAAACTGCTTTGCTATGCTGCTTTTAATCACGTTTAAGTGATTAGGGTAACGTTCATAGGTTATTACATTTGCAGTTGTTCTGTATTCTGAATACTTTATAGAATGTTCAAATATTTTTGGATCATGCCCATCAAAAGTAATAACTCCCTTTAATGATAAACAGTCAGGTTTACTTTTTAATGCTTTTAAAACTAAACGAATATAATCATTTGAAACCTTATCATCATCATCTATAAAACAAACATACTCACCACTTGCTTTATTTAATAACTCATTTCTTTTTTCTCCAATGCTTTTACCTTTTGGGGCTTCGTCTATTAATACCTCAACTATTCCAAATGCATTTTGCATCTCTAATTGAAAATTAATATCAAAGAATAATTTATTAAATTTCTCTGCTCTTTCTGGCAAAGTAGGTATTAAAATAGAAAGTATCAAACGTTATAATATTTATGTTTATTAATAATTAAATGTTTAGGTAAAAAATAATCTTCGCTTTTTCTGTATTTAAAAAGTCCATAGTCACTATTCCATAACTCCCTGCTTTCTGTTTTTCTGTATTGTTCGTCATATTCACTTAATCCCCATGCAGGGTGCATGTGCCTAAATAATATTTTATGGTCTCCCATGTATTTATACTTTCCTAATAAGTGAGCTACTTCAGTAGCTTCAACATCACACCATAAAGATTTGTAGTCTGGATGATAAATATATTTAAAACGGTTGTAATATTCTGCTCCCATTATACTCAAAGTCATTATATTACCATGTTGGTTGCCATCTGAGTAATGAATAACTTGATCGTAATTATTTTGAAAATCTTGTCTAAT